TTGGATTCACGCCGAAGACCTGGAACCCGGTCGAGATGTTCCTCTACAAGTACGCCGAGATGGCGCAGTGGCTCATGGGGCACCAGACGCTCCAGACCATGAAGGACTCGGGGACCGCCAAACTGGTGAGGATCGGCAAGAAAGCCCCCGACGGCTGGACGCAGATCGACGACCGCATCGGCACGGTATACGGCAAAGAGAAGGCCATCAATGAGGACAAGGTGGCCGAAGCAACCTATGACAAAACGTATCCAGGCGGCAAGAAGTCCATCCCGAGCATTGCGACCGAGGACCTGGAGGACGCTACCTTTGGGGTGACGGTGATCCGTGGCCACTACTACGCTCCCGCTGAGGCCGCGCGCATCTTCAACAACTTTGTTTCCAAGGGCGTAGCGGGCAGGTCGAGGGTTTACGACACGCTGAACTGGATGAACCAGAACCTCAACGCCCTGCAGTTGGGTATCAGCGCATTCCATGCGTCGACTACAACGATTAACGCCGCGACCTCTGACGTCGCGCTGGGCCTGCAGCAGCTTGCAGAGGGGAAACCCCTCAAGGCGGGCGCGTCGCTCCTAAAGGGCCTTACCGTGGCTCCGTCGATGGTTTCTACGATGGTCAATGGGTCGAGGCTGCTGCGGCAGTATCTGGACCCCGGAAGCTACGCCAAGATGTCGAAGGAGGCGGCGGCGCTCGCGACAGCCGGTGGCAGGGTACGTCAGAACGTCATCACCCTGAAACCGCTTGAGAAGGTGGCTAACGCCTGGCGGAATGGGGCTGTCGTTGAGGGACTTACCTCGATCCCGGGCGCTATCCTCCACGCTGCAGTGGCTCCGGTGATGGAGTTCTACGTCCCCCGAATGAAGCTGGGCGCCTTCTACGCCATGGCGCACGACATCCTGGATGAGGCTGCTCGCGATAATTGGCAGCCCGAGCAGACCCGGCGCGCCATGCAGGAGGCGTGGGACTCGGTAGATAACCGGTTCGGCCAGGTGGTCTATGAGAACCTCTTCTGGCACAAGGCGACGCGCGACGCGCTCCAACTGGCTACGCGGTCTGTTGGTTGGAACTTCGGAAGTGTGCGTGAGCTGGGTGGCGCCGTAGGTGACACGGCGCGCGCCGGCGCGCAGGCGGCCTCGGGGAAGATGCCGCGGCTTACTCCGCGCATGGCCTTCGCGATCGCGCTTCCCATCGTCTCGGCCTTGGTGGGTGGGGTGCTGAATTACCTCTGGACCGGCCAGCCGCCGCAGACCTGGAAGGACTACTTCTATCCGCGCACAGCCAACGGCGAGCGGCACTCGATCCCTGGCTACATGAAAGACGTCTTTTCTTTCTTCCACGACCCAATCCGGACGGCGCTCAACAAGATGGCGCCGCTCTGGCAGGCGACGTCTGAGGCGATCCAGAATCGTGACTTTTACGGCACCGAGATCCGGCACAAGGACGACCCGTGGATGAAGCAACTAGCTGAATTCACCTCCTGGGCGTCGAAGCAGGCGATTCCGTTCTCCTTCTCTGGCGGCGCGCAGTTGCTCAAGAAGCACGGTGCGGGCCCGTCGCTCTCTGAGATGCTTCATGCGGCCAAGGAGCACCCGGGCGACGTCGCTCTTGGTCAGTTGGGATTCCAGCCGGCGCCGTCGTTCATCCAGAATTCCCCGGCCATGAACCTCGCGCGCGACTACTCGATGGAGAATCGTCCGCCCGGCACCAAGACCCAGGAGCAGGCCGCGCACTTCGATGCGCTCAATGCCGTGGTGCAGATGTACCGCTCGGATCAGGTTGACAATGAGCAGATTGATAAATACGTGGACAAGGGAGTGTTGACCGACAAGGACGTGCAGCGCGCAGAGCGCGAGTCTGACGATGATCCGCTGGCGCGGGTAGTGAAGAACCTCACCATCTCGCAGATGCTCAATGTGTGGGAGAAAGCCGACGACCAGGAGCGCGAGGCGATCGAGCCCATCATCGAAAAGCACGAAAAGGACATTGATAAGATCGAAGACGACGAGGAGCGCGACAAGCTCTATAAGGCCTTCGATAAGGCCATGGGTGAGACCGAGGCCGCCCCGCCGTCCAAGGGAGTCATTTAGCTATGGAACCGAAACCGCAAGTGGAGCAGGCGCCCCCGCCGCCGCTCAAGGCCGAGGAATACAGGTTCGTCGATGAGTACATCGGCTGCCGAGACGCCGCCAAGGCTGCCGTGGCTGCCGGATTCCCCGCGCGCCTGGGCATGACGCTCTACCGTCGCAAGGGCGTGCACGAAGAGATTCAGCGCCGGATGCAGAACATCAATGGCGAAATCGATAAGCAGATCGCCAAAAAGCGCGTGGTAAACGTCGAGACCCTGGACCGGGCACTCATGTCGGTGGTTACCATTCCCCGCAAGCAACTCCTGGAGACGCCTAGCCTGGCCACCCCCAAGGTGAATGCGATCGAGCTGGGGTACAGGCGAACCGGCCTTTTGATAGACGACAACTTTGTGCCCGACGCCGGCAGCGCGGCGGCGCAGGAAGAAACTGCGCGCATCTTCCGGCCGCAAGGGGCAACGATCATCACACACCGTGTCGTTGAGACCAAGGAGGTCGTGACCACCGTGCCGACTCCGCGCAATCCTGAACCGCCAACCATCGAAGCAGATATTGCCTGGGACAAATTCTAAGATATGGCTCTTACTCTCCTCGAAGACCGCGGAATGATCCCGCTTCCAGCCAACATCAAGGAAACAAACGGCTGGTTTCCGAACAGCTCCCCCCAAATGACGTTGATCGAGTGCCGCGCGCAAATTGTGCTTTATGGGGGGGCCAGCGGAGGCGGGAAAAGCAATGGTCTGGTCGGTGACTCTGCGCAGGAATACGACAATCCTCGGTTTCGCGGCATCCTGTTGCGCAAGTCCTATACCGAGATGACGAACATCATGGACGAGATGGAGCGCATCTATCTGCCGCTCGGTGGGAGAAAGGCCGAGGGCGGTAAGTTATGGCGCTTTCCGTCGGGAGCGCAGATGCGCGTCGGGTACATGGCCAAGGATGCCGACGTCGAGCTCTACACCGGCAAGCCTGTTTCGTGGCTCGGCATTGACGAAGCCCAATTCCAGACCGAAGAGAGGTTCCGCTCCCTCCTGCCGTGGGTGTCTACGCCCCCCGAGTACGGCCTGCGCGATCGCGTGCGCCTCACCGCGAACCCTTCAACTCCGTGGCTGAAAAAAGTCTTTCTCAACGATTCGTGCCCGGTGTGCTATCCCGCGAAATCGGTTATCCCTGGAGCGGTCTACCAGGGTGCGCGCTGGAAGAAGGATGAGACGCCGGTGATGCGGACGACCTGCTTCATCCCGGCAAAGGCATCCGACAATCCGGCCTACGGCGAGGAAAAGGTTGTCGCCCTGATGTCGCAGACGGCTGCCATTCAGAAGAAGTTGCTGCTCGGCTGCTGGTGCGCTACCGAGGGCGCCTTCTTCGACTTCCTCAATGAGAGCTACGTGCTCCCGTACCACGCATGCGGCGAGGAATGGTGGATGCCGCACTTCATCGTGATGGATTACGGCATGAGTTCGAGCGCCGCGGCGACGGGGCTATACTTTATGGACGAGTCCAACCGGATGATTAAGATTGGCGAGGACGTGCAGCGGAAGATGTACTCCTACGACTACGCGCAGCACATTGCTCGGAAGTTCCTGGAGCGGGAGATTAAGGGCAAGCGGACGAAGATCATCGCTGGCTACTGCGACCCCGCGATGGACGCCCACACCGGCACGGGCAAGTCGAACCGAGAAATCATCCAGGGAGTGTTCGAGCCGATGGGCTTGAGCCTGATGAGCGCGGCGAAAGACTCGATCGGCAATGCGCAGTCTCTGGCGTCGAGGCTATCGCGCCGGGACTTCATCCTCACCGACCTCTGCCCGAAGAGCTTCGAATCGCTCGCGTCGCGGAAGCACGATCCAGACAGGCCTGGGGCCATTTTGAAAGTTCCAGGCGACGAACTCGACGACTTACTTGACACCGACCTCTACACCAATACTCACCTCACCGGCGACCGGAAGCCGGACGAGGTGGCGCGCGAGGAGATGCTCAAGAAGTTGGAGAAGAACGGGGTCGATGAGCGGTCGCTCTCGGTTATTCGCTGGCGGCTGGAGCGGAAGGATCAGGCGAAGTCGGGGCCGGTGATCTTTGGTAAACCGAGTCTGGGGCGGGCGTCGATTGTGCGCCGATGAGCAGCGGTTCCCATACTCCTGTTTTGGCGCATTCCCGGTAGCGTTCGATCATGCGGTTCCGGCGATACTGGTATAGCCGGAGGTCGTCAAAGTTTGAAAACCCCTCGGTGTACCACCAGACTTCGCCTTTCTCATTCTTCTTGTCGCCGCGCAGAAATAGGGAAGCGGACCAGTATTTCTTGTCTTCACTCTCCCAAAGCACGAATACCGGCGACCCTGTGGCGGCATTCACGCCGAGCCGAAGCGGCTTGCACCACTCCTTGATCCACACCGCGTCGCTCTCGACGATGGCCTTGAACTCTGAGAGTTTCACTTCTTCTCCGGAAAGCTGGCCACCATAGCCTCGGTCGTCAGCAGCAGGGCCGCCACGCTGGCTGCATTCTGGAGCGCGCACCTGACGACCTTGGCCGGGTCGATTACGCCGGACTTGATCAGATCCTCGAAGCGGTCAGTGGCTGCGTTGTAGCCGAAGTTCTCAGGCATTGGACCGCCGACACCTTGCGGATAGTTTCCTCCATCCGGTTCTGCGCTGCCCATTTTGCCGCCAAGTTCGATGATGCCGCGGCCCCACTGGACGGCGCGCTCTATCTCT